GTCCTCCTGATTAGGGGGAACGGGAGAGACCGCATTTGGAGATAGTGGTTCAGTATCCTCTATCGAGAATCCAAATAACTTAGCCATAATTTATTCTAACTTTTTACTATTTATTAACCGTTAGGAGTACCTGCTCCAGCCAAATTAAGTGACTGAACCTGGAATTCTACAGTAAACTCTTCTATAGTATCACCTGTATCGTAAGATAAGTCAATAGCTGATACACTAGTTGGAAATATATCAATAAATTCGTACTCTTTTAGTACGACATTTGAATCTCCACTACTGTCCTTACTTGCTTTACTAGATCCTCTACCAAGTTGGAATACCTTAGCATTCGTCATATATGCAGATGGATCAGTTGCTCCAAGGTTTGTAGATAAATCAGCAATCTGTTGAGTCCAATTCTCAAATGCAGATCTGATTCTAAAGTCCTCATCATTAATAACTGTTACTGTCCAAGGATCAATTGTCCTGTCTCCAGCAACTTTAAAAATACGACCTCTAAATGGAACATCGATATTTGCTATAGTTTGAGGGGGTAATGATGCCCCTTTGCACATAAATCTAAAAATTTCTGCATCCCAACCTTCAACTCCGTCAGGTAGAGTAGTTAACTCTACCTCGAACAGATTGGGTCTTGCACCACCACCAATAAGTGCTGATTTAAAATCAGATATGCTTTTGTTTGCTCTGCTTGTAGCCATTGATTAAATCCTCCTGTTTGTATTTAGAGCTAAAGGTTAAACTCGACCTGCTACTTCTTCAAAGCTGATACCAGTTCTGGTAGCAACGAAAGTAAGAGTAACATAGTTGATTGACTTCGCAGGCTTCAGGAAGATGTCTGCTCGGAATTCGTTATTATCAATAACATCAGGAGTGTTATTTGTGGTGTCACAAACAACGAGGAATCCATAAAGTCCTCTCTTTGCCTGAATATCACGTAGATATGGTTCCACAATATTGCGGAAGTTTGCTCTTGTTAACTCATCGTTGAGTTCAAATAGTTGAGCCTGTGCTGCTTTTTCAAGTGCTTGCTCAATTGTAAGGAATAAACGACGAACGTTAATGCGATCAAATGCTGATGCATATCCAAGTGCAGTTTTATCACCGAAGAGAAGTGTTCCGATACCAGGTGTGGTTACGAAAGAGTTAATTCTCTGTGGATATAACTTATCTCTCTGTGCTTTTGTTGGGTTATATGCAAGTTTAATTGCATTATTAATAACACCACGTTGCTGACCTGCAGGAGAGAACCAAGGATAAGCAACTATATTTGTGCGAGTCATTAGACCAGCAACGTCTCCATTACATGGAATATAACGGAATTTGTTATTAAATCTATCATACATGTACTTGTATCCACTATCAAATACACCATAAGATGATGAGGAAAGTGGACTGAAGAAATTAATCACATTAGTGGTTTGAGTATCAGTGTTAGTGATGTTAACCACGTTTGCTCTATGTGGACTGATTGTTGCCATACAATCCATTCTTTCTCCAGCAAGTGATAGCAATTGATTTGCTTTTGCTTGAGAATCAGATTCTGTTTCACAACCTGGTCCCATGATCAAGTAATCTACTTCAACTTCATCCTTATTGGTAAACAATCTGTAGGATGTCATTAGATCGGCTAATGTAGCCTTCATTCCACCCTTTGTTTCACCAGATGGGATTGAACCGTAGTCCTGACCACCAGATAAGGTATATGAAACGTTACCTAGAACACTAAATGTAACATCTTGTGCATCTAGACCCCATAGACCATCTCCACTTGTAACAGGAGTACATGCTGTAGAGAATCCAGAAGCTAATGGTGCGGTACTCCACTGAGAGTCAGCAGCTTCAGATGGGTTCTTACCTGCGTAAACATTATCAGAATAAAGTGCAATATAATCTTTATAGTATGTCTTATCTGGAGGATTAACTGCAGAAACTGTATCTTTTGCCTTAGATAGGTTAAGATGCTTCTCAATAATATTTCCTTTGATTCCAGTTACTCTACCTTCATCATCAACCAATACAACGTGCATTTGGTCGTTCTTACCACCTCTCTCACTAACAAAATTACTAGTGGTTGGTTTTGGTGCTAATGTCTTCCAATAAGTTGTTGTATTAACTAAACCTAATGTTTGTTCATCATACCAGTCAACAGCAGATGCTGGAGTGTATGCTGCATCGGCAGAGTGTCCTGTAGTAACACCAGAGGCATTAAGGAATCTAACCGCAGATGATGTTGTATATGCTGCTATACTATTTCCTTCCGCATAATCAATTGGGAAGTACGATGTAACACCTGCAACTGCAGATATTCTATCAGTAATTTTAACATTAAATGTTGACTTAGAATCAACAGTGTCTGTACTTACACCAGTAATAATTCCCTTAAGGAATCCTGTAAATGCACCAGTGGTTCCAATTCCTGGAATAATTGCTCCGTCTATATTTGCAGTAACAGCAAATCCAACACGAGCACCTGCAAGGAATAGGTTATTGGTACTAATACCAATTACTTGGTCTGCTGCATCATCAATCTGACAGACCTTAAGAGTATTTGCCCAAGTTCCTGGGTTCTTAGCAGAATAATTAAATGTTGCATCACTTTGATGATTGTTTACATAATCATCATAGTTGTAAATTTTAAGAACAGCAGTAGAAGCAACACCAACACCTGCGTTTGCGTTGTTAAGATTACTACCAGCAGTTCTAACTACCTTAAGAACACCACCATATGAAAGGAATGACGATGCTGTCATCCAGTATTCGTATTGTGAGTCAGTTCCTATTGGCTTACCAAAAGTATTAACTAAATCTTCTTCAGTAGTTATGTCGATTGCCTCATCGACAGGTCCAATTTCAAACGGTCCTGCAATAGCACCGATATTGTCTAATACATTCTCAGCTCTTCCTACTGTTAAATCAACCTCCCTTACCAGTACTCCAGGAGATAATTGAGGAGTGGCCATGTTGTCTTTCTCCGAGTCTCAGTTTATCTGAAAATATTTATCAAAAAGGTTATTTTCAGCGGGGAAACATGGAGTGAACACTACCAATCTGGATATGACCAATCACTAAATGGTTTCTTTTTTCTTCTATCTACAATCCTTCTTATAGTGCAAATCTTACATTCGTAAGAGTATGATGATGGAACTGCCCCTCTACTTTTTCTTGTTCTGTAGAAACCATCAATTAAATTCTTTAACTCCCCACAAGTTCTACATTTTCTATCTACAAGCAACAGATGTCCTAATTTAAGTTGCTTATCAAATTCCATTATACTCTAATACTATCGTGGATTCTTCTTTCTCTCTATAAATATTAAATCCTATTGATATTCTTTCCTCATCAGATTCACTTGGTTCTACATCATGTTCTAACCAAGGAGGAAAAAATAAAATCATATTATCTTCAGGAATAATCCAATAAGATTCAACATCTCCATAATAATATTTTTCACAAGCAAACTCATTTAAAACTGGACCTCTAGGATCATAAAATCTAATAACTCCAGAATTTTTAGGAACTTTTACATAAAATACACCGCATAAAAATGCTGTATTATTAGGAGAAACATGAATATGTCTTTTATTATAATTTCCTTTCCTATTAACATTAATCCAAGAAGCTACTTTAATACTACCTAAAGGTTCATTGGTAGTAGGTATTATATCATTTAATATGTTTGTAAATTCTTTAGATTTCCAATAATAATATTGATCACCACCACAACTTGATCTATTAACACTTTTTTTACTTTTTTTTATATACTCATCAACTTGATTTAAAATTTGATGAGTATAGTTGATATTAAGGATACCAGACCAAACAGTAGAAGGAAAAAAATAAGTATATTTCAATCCATCTAACAATTGAGGTTGTATATCCATTTTTATATTATAATTGTTTATTATGAATTATATAACATCTTCACTTTTTTGTCCATTCTATCGATACTCCCAGTTATAAGATCTGTCACCATACTCATCCGCATTCCAAGAAGCAGGAGAAGCAGATGTGTCCATTGACCCATTATCTATAAACCATCGATCACCGTCTTTATCAACAAAATTATCTTCATCAGTTCCATCTACAATAAAACCAAATGGAGCCATATCTTGTTCTAGTTGATTCTTCTGCTCTTCATATAATCTCTTTCTTACATCTTGATCTGTAAGTTCTTTAAAGTAATCACTCTGAACTAACCAACCAAATATTACCAAGCACATAGCAAGGTCATCATTACAACCTTCCTCTGCCTCAAATGAATTACTCTTCTGAATAAAAGTAGTTAATTCAGATATAATCTCATAATCTTTGAATATTAATTTATCTGCTTCAATAAGAGATTTTAAATTAAGAGAACCAATCTTCTTAACTGTCTTGGACATCTTAACTCCAAGTTGTGTCTTCTTACCAGAGAACCCTTGACCTACAACTTGACCTGCTCTACCTCTCATAGAACACATCAGTAAGTTTTCATATTCAAGATCAAAGT